CGTATATGCGTGCGCGCGAGCGGGCATACCCGTGCCCCCGCGCGGGAGAAAAAGAAAACCGCCCTGCACCGATCTGGTGCAGGGCGGTTCGGCGTTGTATGGGCGGGCGGTCAGTCCCATTCGGGGTGCAGATCCTTGCTGAGCGTGACTCTCAGATGCGTGCGGCCACCGCTCCGGAAGACCTCGACCGCCAAAACTTCCCGAAGCCCGAAGGCGTACCTGCTGATGTCGGCGTTCGTGCCCCGCCATCCGTGGTAGCGCCTGCGCTTCCCGTCGACATTCCCGGAGACGCTGCCCTTGCCGCGCTGCAAGGTGTACCACATCTTGCGCTCCGGTGTGCTCTCATCACAGTAGCCGACGAGGACGCACATCGCGCCGGGCTTTACCCATTCCGCATTGCAAAAAATGTCGGAGTCGATGACACGGGTGTGCTTATATCGGATGTTTGCCATATCGTAAATCCTTTCCCCCGGCGTTGCCGGTGTCGATGGTGTGGTGTGATTCCGCCGCGGTCAGTCGGTCAGTCGATGACGTACTCGACGCTCGCGCAGTCGGGGTCGTAGCGCAGGGGCAATCCCGTGCCGGTGAAGGCCTGCGTTTCCGCAGAGGGCATGCACAGGTCGGTCGAGATGTCGTACTGGTAGACGTGCCCATGCTCGTCGAGCAGGAAGTCCTCACCCTCGAGGATCGCGCCGCCCTTCGTCGTGACATAGGCGTCCGCGTCCTTGATCGCCAGCCACATGAGGCGGCGCTCGGTCGGGAGCAGGCAGGAGCTGCTTTTCGCTTTGCCCTTCTTGCCCTTTTTCTTGCCCTTCGTTGGCGCGTAGTCGCTCCAGTCATCCCATCCGCCCCACGAGTAGATCGGCGCGTAACGGCGGCCGTAGCCCTCGAAGCTGCGGTTGGAGTAGAACACGCCGTCGTGCTCGACGAAGTCGCCGGTCATGTGCAGCTCGCCGTCGCCGGTGAGGAAGACCATGCGGCTGTGGATGGCGTTCTGGATCATGGTCATGGCGTCCGGGTTCTTCCAGAAGCCGGGCAGGGCACGGCCGAGCGGGGCGAGCTGCGAGGCAATGTACTCCATCGTGTCGCTGGTCGTCTGGTCGCGCGGGGTGATGGGGATGATGCCATTGTGCGCGATGCCCACGGTCGTGCTCGTGTGGGTCATGCGCAGGCGGGCGAGGGAATCCGTGAGCGGGAACGGATGGCAGTTCTCCGGGCGGGTGCCGCCGTGCGTCGTGATGCGGAAGTGCAGGACGACGCCGGTCGCGGTCAGGTCGAGACTGCGCTCGAGCTTGTCCAGATGCGCCTCCAGCTCCGAGAGCTTCATGAAGCCCTTGTCGATGCGGACCTTGCCGTCCTGCGCGTACATGACGCCCGCGCCGTCCGGGTTGCCCGCCCACATGGTGCGGATGGTGTCGCGGGACGGCATTTTCGCGCCCGCCGGTTTTGCTGCGATGATACACATGGTTTGTTGTCCTCCTGTGGTTTGGATTTTCGGGGTCTCCCTCGGTCAGGGCTTCCCACGACAGCGCCGGTGCGAGCGACGCTGTTTCGGCCGGTTGCCGTCCGGCTCTCGTCAGGTGGGTGGCCTGCTCGACGCACGGTCATGCGCCGAGCAGGCGGAGGATGCGCTCGAGGATCTCCGGGGTCAGTATGATCCCCAGAAAGCCCGCGAGCAGGCGGATGTCGTCGCGTGTGAGGTGCTTCATGCGCCCACCTCCTCGCCGATGGCGCCGCGCTCGATGATGTCGCGGATCCGTGCCAGGTCGTCGGCCGGGATGGGCTCATAGAGCCAGCCGGTGCCGTAGGTGTAGGGCTTGCCGTTATGCTCGACGGTGAGCAGGCCCACCTCGCGCAGGTGCTCACGCGCGGCCGGGTAGTCGTACCTGCGCCCGCCCAGCCAGCGTTTGACCTCGGCCTCCTGCTCGGGCGTTCCGGCGTGCAAGTCGTTGAGATGGTAGCGGTGCCAGAGGTGGACGATCTCCTGAAATGCGGGGTCGGGGATGAACGGGACGAGCTCCTCGAGGCACTGCCCGCCGCAGACGATGTCCGTGCCGCGCGGGTTCCAGACGTCCGCGCAGGCCGCGAAGACCGCGCCCTGGTCGGTGTCCTCCAGGCGGAGCTCCACCTCGACGCGGCAGTCGCGCCGACCGTTGCCGTACCAGTCGATTTTGCCGAAGGAAATGGTTCTGTGCATAGTGTGTGTGACCTCCAGTGCATTGAAATTTTGCGGGTCTCCCGCGACAGCGCCGGGCAGCGCTGTTTCGGCTCGTGACCGGCGAGCCATCGTCAGGCGGGCGGGTGAGGGACGTGCTTACAGTGTGAGCCAGAAGTCGGCCCATTCGCGCACGTCGGCCGGGTCGAGCGGGCGTTCCTGCGCCTCGCAGCGCGCGGCGTCCCGGCGCAGCTCGTCGTCCGTGGGCAGGGCGCGCTCGGTGCCCGCGTACCAGTCCGCGAGCACGGCGGCGATGTCCTCACGCGGCAGGAGCTCGATGTCCTCGTCCTCGTCGTCGGCGTCGTCCTCGTCCTCGGGGTCATCGAGGGCGGCGCGGAGGCTGTTGGCCAGATTGTCACGGAGACCCCAGTAGTCGAGCTCGTCGGCGTTGTCGTCGATGTACTCGGCGATGTTGTCGATGTCGTCCGCCGAGTAATCGCCATCAGACGAAACCGGGTCGTCCCAGGAGTCGAAGCGAAAATACGGGTCGCGGTCGTCAAATTCGCCGTTGCGGGTCTGCCGGAGCAGGTCATCCAGGCGGGAGCTGTCGAGCCTCTCGCCCCAGTTTGTGAGCCAGTCCGTGAGCTCGTCCATGGGCAGGAATTCCAGCTCGGTGAGCCCGCCGCTATAGCTGTTGATGCTGCTGACCAGCTCGAGCAGGTCGTCGTTGTCGCGCTCGGACAGAGCGCGGGCGATGCGTTCACGTTGTGTCATGGGTTGTTCTCCTCTCGTGTCGTGAGTCGGGTTGTGTGGGGGGTGGCTTCCCACGACGGCGCGGTCAGCGCCGTTTCGGCCGGATGCCGTCCGGCTCTCGTCAGGTGGGTGGGGCTTGTGCTCAAAGCGTGAGCCCGATCGGATCGCTCAGTAGGTCGACCACGCGCCTATGCAGGCGGGCGGGGAGATCCCAGTCGTCGATCTCGTCGGGGTGGTCGACGATGTAGCGCGCGAGGCGGCGCAGGTCGTCGTCCTCAAAATCCGGGTGGCGCAGCGAAAGGAAATTGCCGTCGGCGTCTACGCGGAAGTACGGGTCGCGCTCGTCGAGGTAGTTCCCGCGCACGCAGCGCAGCAGGCGCATGAGCCGCTCGTCGTCGCCGTGGCGGGCGTCGAGCACCTCGTCATAGAGCTCGTTCATGGGGCGCAGGACGAGGTCCCAGAGCTCATTTGCGGTGCAGCCGACGCCATACGCCAGCTCTCTCAGGTCGTCGTCGTCCATGTTGCGCAGCGCGTCGAGCAGGGCGTTGGTCGTTGTCATGTGTGTGACCTCCTGTGGTTTGAATTTTCGAGGAATGGCTTCCCACGACGGCGCAGGCCTGCGCCGTTTCGGCCGGTTGCCATCCGGCTCTCGTCAGGTGGGTGGGGTGGGGCTTGCGTCAGGCGTGCGCCGGGCGGGCGATGCCGTCGGTGCCGTAGTAGTCCATGGCGCGGTTGCCGCCGGGCAGGGTCTCCGGCGCGTCGTCGGCATCCAGCAGGCCGCGGGCGATCATGTAGCCCACGATTTCCTTGTAGGGCTTGCAGGCGGCCACGTCCGCCCATGTGCTCGTGCGGAGCTCGTCCCACGTGTGCGCCATGGCGTACTCGAAGACGTTGCTCACGAGCTGGATCGCGGCGATGAGCGTGTCACGCTTGAGCGTGCCGCGGAAAATGCGGATCTCGACGGTGGCGCTGTTCGTGACATTCACGGCCGTGTAACGGTCGTTGTGGTTGGAGCGATACGCCGGGACGCGGGCGGATGCCCAGGACGCAAGCTGCGCGCCGCTGCTCACGCGGCGGATGTCGTCGGGCGTCACGCCCAGGCGGTCGATGGGCGCCCACTGCTCAAGGCAGGAGCGGCGGCGGCGCGAAAAGCGCGTGAGCTCGGCGGTGTAGAGCGCGAACAGCACCTGCACCTTGCGCGTCACGTCGTCGCGCTCGGCGTCCGTGCTGCCTAGCTGCGCGCGGCCGACATGGACGTGCAGGCCGGAGTTTGCGGCGTCGTGCGAGCGGAAGCCTGCTTTCTCGCAGGTGCGCTGGATTTGGCGCCAGTGCATGACGTACATGTGATGCGCCAGCGTGCCGGGATGGGTGACGATCTCGACGCCGCGCGTCAAGCTGCCGTCGGACTTGCAGTAGGTGCGGCCGCCGGGGATCTCGTCGATGCGGTCGGACAGCGCGTAGGCGTCCATGCGGACGTTGCCGCCATCGTTGCGGGGCTCGCACTCGAGCTCGACGCCGAACGTCAGGTGCTCGCGGCTCTCGCGGTCGTTCTTGTAGCCGATTTCCGGCTCGGGCTTGTAGCTGTAATTGTGAATCATGGGTTGTGCTCCTCTCGTGATGTGTGTTGGTTTTGTGCTCGCCGTGCACCCTCTGTGCTCGGCACGCTTGCATTAAAGCACTTTTCGTGCACCGCTGTCAAGCGAAAATGCACATTTTGTGCACATTCGGCATTGTGCACAAGAAACACGAGCACAAACTGTGCAACTTTTTTCGCCCATGTCGTGGAATGTCATGCCCGGGGTGTGGTAGACTGTACACATGGAATTATACAATGAGTAATCATCGTGATTACAGGAAGGATTGACGCAATCAGATGTTCGTCAAGGGCGACACAACCGGAAAATCCGAGGCCGGGAAAAAGGGCGCGGCGCGCACGGCCGAGGTGCGCAGGCGCAAGCGCTCGCTGCGCGAGGCCGCGCAAGCGCTCATGTGGCACGGCCTCACGATCGAGGAGCAGGACGCCGCCGAGCAGCTGCGCGCCATGGGCGTGGACGATCCACTGGGCGCGGACGCGATCATGCTCGCGCAGTTCGTCAAGGCGTGCGCGGGTGACACGGAGGCGGCGCGTTTCGTGCGCGATACCGCGGGCGAGCGCCCGGGCACGGACGTGAACATTCGCGCGCTGGCGGATCGTCCGGTCGGCGACATCGACCTCGCGGCGCTGTCGGATGCCGAGCTCGAGGAGCTCGCCGAGGCCAAACAGGCCGACGCGCTGCCCGAGTGTTGCACCGACGTTGCACCTGTCGCCGAGGCGATGCCCGCAAAGCCTTGATGCAGTAGGGCTTTCTGCACCATGGGGTGATAGCTTCAGGAGCTAATGCCCCGTGTTGCTATCGCGTCCGCGTGGGTATATACGCACGGCCGCATGAGCGGACGGCGGGCGCGGGCATAATGCGCGGCGGCCGCGCGGGCGCATAAGCCCTGGCGCTGCGCGCAGGGGTACGCCCCCACGCGCATGCGCGTATTGCACCCGACCCATCCGCGCGCGTATACGAGCGCCCCCGGGGGTGTGTCCCCCGGAGGGGGCGGGGGGTCTCGTCGGAGGAGGGGCCCCCATGCGCGGAAATTTGAGGGTCAAAAAGGGTTTTACAAGAAATGCCATTCCACCAGAACGGAGGTGCGCAGCGCGGCGAATGGGCGAATATGATGTAATCCAGGCAGAACGGGCGGCACGCGAATTGGCGCGCAGGCGTTACCGGAGCTATTTGCCGTATGTCCATGGGCCGACCTGGGTAAAGACGCGAATGAGCGAATTTCTGGCGGACAGGGTGCAGAGCTTCATCGAGACGAATACCGGGAACGCCTACGATATTCTGGTGATTGAAACGCCTCCGCAGCACGGCAAGTCGCTGACGATCACGGAGTCGCTGCCGAGCTGGTATCTGGGGAAGCACCCGACCCGGCAAGTCATCTTGGCGAGCTACAACGACGATTTCGCCGAGCGCTTCTGCCGGAAGAACAAGACGAAAATTCGCCAATTCGGCGATAAGCTGTTTCAGATTCGGATCGGAGAGATCGACCGCGCAACGGAGATCGAGCTCGACAACCACAAGGGCCGCCTGATTAGCCGAGGCATCCGATCCGGCATCACCGGCAACCCGGGCGATCTGATTATCATTGACGACCCGATCAAGTCCCGCGAGGAGGCCGATTCGGATACGTGGCGTGACAAGGTGTGGGCGGAGTGGCAGAACTCCATTAAGTCCCGTTTGTCGGCCGGTGCGAAGGTCGTTGTGATCATGACGCCCTGGCACGAGGACGATTTGGCGGCGCGTATTTTGGCGACTGAGCCAAACGCGACACTGCTCAGGCTACCGGTAGAGGCAGAGGAAAACGACCCGCTCGGGCGAGAGCCGGGAGCGCCGCTGTGCCCGGAGCTGGGCAAGAACGCGACGTGGCTGGCGGATTTCAAGGCGAGTTATCTGGCCGACCCGAAGGGCGGCGTGCGTGCGTGGACAGCGCTGTATCAATGCAAGCCCCGTGTAGAGGGCGGCAACCTGATCCAGCGGTCGTGGTGGCAGTATTTCGACCCGAAGGACATCACGTACTTCGGCACGGAGCTCATCAGCGTGGACGCGACGTTCAAAGGCCTCGACACGAGCGACTTTGTGGCGATCACGGTGTGGGGCAAGCTCGGTGCGAACTACTATTTGCGCTACTGCCTGAACCGAAAGATGTCATTCACGGACACGCTTCAGGCGATTCGTCTGGTGCAGGGGCTGTACCCGGCGGCACGGCGTGTGCTGATCGAGGACAAGGCGAACGGTTCGGCGATCATTGATGTGCTGCAGCGCGAGATGTTCTGCATTCCGGTGAACCCGAAGGGCGGCAAGAAGGCGCGTGTGAATGCGGTGAGTCCGGCAATCGAGGCAGGACATGTGTTTCTGCCGATGGGGGCGCCGTGGCTGGATGAGTATATCGACCAGTGGAGCGCATTCCCGGCTGGCGCGCACGATGACATGGTGGACAGCACGACGCAGGCATTGAGCTACATGGTGTATTCCTCTGGCGAGGCGATTCCGGCGCGGCTGCCGGAAGAGGCGGAGGAGCAGCGGCGCGACGAGGAGTCCTTTTTGGATTCAGAGGCGCTGTATGACGTGTACGGCGGCTACGAGTCGTGGTAACAGCAAGAGAATAAAAAAGCACCGACCCGGCGATTTGCTGGATCGGTGCTTTTGTTTGGCCAAGTGGCCGAAAGGAGTATGGCTTTTGGTTTATATCATCTACGGTGCGGTTGGTGTTTTGCTCGGCCTGGCGATCTGTGCCGGGTGCGTATATCTCGGCTGGCGGGGGCACGCGAAGTTCGTGGAGCACACCCGCACGGCAGAGGCGAAGGAGCTCGGTGAACAGGAACGCGCGCGGCTGATCGAGCAGCAGCAGGCGTTCCGATCCATGATGGATTACAGTACAGACGTCGCGTATGGCCTTGAGCCGGTAACGCCCGCCACGCAGGAGGAGTGATCGGCATGAGCGGTAAGGACAGCATTACACAGGCCTGGAGGTACTACGAGAACGGGCGGACATACAACAACAGTCTGTCCCCGAGCCAGTACGCGACGGTAAACACGAACATTGAATTCTTCATCGGAAATCAGTGGCGTAACCTGCCAAAAACGCGCGCTATGGCGTGCCTGCCGAAGCCTGTGTTCAACATCATCAAGCGCATTACGAGCCTGTTCGTGGCGTCTCTGACGGCCAGCGGTGTGGCGATCGTTTACGACCCGCTTCAGTATTACGACGGGACGAATTTGAGCGACCCGTCCACCGACGCTTCGGAGTACGCAACGGCGGAGGTTCGCAACTTGCTGGACAAGTTCAAGATGGAATACCGCATCCGCGAGGCGCTGTTTGACGGCGCGCAGACGGGCGATTACTGCGCACATTTCTACTGGGATCCGGACGCTGTGCCGTATGGCGGCGCGTTTGGCCCGTATCGTGGCGAGATTCAGATGGAGCTGGTGGACGGTATCAACGTCATGTTCGGCAATCCCAACACGCCGAATGTGGAAAAGCAGCCCTACATTCTGATTGTCGGCCGCGACACGGTGGCGTCCCTGCGAGAGGAGAAACGCCGCTATGACAAGCGCAACCCGCAGAAAAAGCAGGGCGCGGAGGCCAGTATCCAGGGCGACACGGAGTATTTTGAGCAGGCGGGTGTCGGCGGCAAGCATGAGCTGATTCAGTCTGACGACGGCCACGACAAGTGCCTGTTCCTTTATATGTACACCAAAAAGACGCACGAGGAAGACGTGGTCGACCCTAAGACCGGCGAGCCGATGAAGGAGACTGTTCGAGACGCAAACGGAGATCCGGTGCCGGAACGTGATGCGAAGGGCTTCCCGATCGTGGATGCAAATGGGCAGCCGGTATATAAGACCCGCACGATGCGGCGCTATGTCACGACCGTGCACGTTACGAAGGCGACGCGCAACTGCGTGATCTACGAGGATGTGGACACGGGGCTCTCCCGGTATCCGATCGCGTGGGGCAACTGGGAGCGGCAGAAAAACCAGTATCACGGCCGCGCGCTTGTGACCGGCATTATCCCAAACCAGATTTTCATCAACACCATGTTTGCGATGGTGATGCGTCATTTGCAGCTTATGGGCTTCCCGAAGACCGTTTACAATCAGGATCTGATCGGCCAGTGGGACAACGAGATTGGGCAGGCAATTGGCGTGCGTGGGATGCAGCCGGGCCAGAACATCGGCCAGATTGCGACCACTCTGCAACCGGCCGACATGTCCAATCAGATCATTTATGCGATCGACAAGGCGATGGCGTACACCAAGGAGTGCCTGGGCGCGACGGACGTGCAGATGGGCGCTGTGAAGCCGGACAACACCTCCGCGCTGATGGTGCTCCAGTCCAATTCGGAGGTTCCGCTGGAGAACACGCGCGCCGGTATGTACGAGTGGATTTCGGACATCGGCGCGATCCTGCTGGATATGATGGGCACGTACTATGGCAAACGACCGCTGGTGCGAGACAAAGATTTTGACGAGCCGGTGACGGGCGCGGACGGTACGCCGATGGTCGACCAGACGACCGGGCAGATGATTACGCAGAAGGTGACGCGCCGCGTTGCGGAGGAGTTTGACTTCTCACAGTTCAAGCACCTGTGGTTCAACATTCGCGCGAGTGTTGGCGCGACGACATACTTCTCGGAGATCGCGATGGTGCAGACGCTGGATAACCTGCGTCGAGACGGCACGCTGGATGTGATCGCGTATCTGGAGCGCATACCGGATAAGCTGATTCCGAAAAAGCAGGAGCTGATTCAGGAGCTGAAGAGGCAAGCACTTGCCGCGCAGCAGGCACCGGGTGCAGTCGCCGCATCGGCGGCAGCTCCGGTGACGATGGGCAGCGGGGCAGCGGATGCGCCGGGCGGCCCGTCGATGGGCGGGGCGCTGGACGCCGAGAAGACGATTCAGAACATGCCACAGAACATCCAGCAACGTTTCAGCGCGCTGCCGCAGAAGGCGCAGACCGCGCTGCTCAAGGTTCAGGGAGCGGAATAATCCGCCCCTGGGCCTTTTTTCTTGCTCACAAGCCGCGATGGCGGTTTGAGATAAATTCTTTCTCACCATGAAAGGAGACACACATGGATACCAACAACGAAGCGACGAGCACCTATCTGGACGAGGACACCCCGATTCTGCCGGACGGCTGGGCAGACGGTGACGACCTTTTCACGGATTCCGATGACGCGGCCGAAGTCGACACGGCAGCAGAACCGGGAGCCACAGATACGGGCGTTGCAGAGAACGCTGCGGATACGGACGGGCTCCCCACCACGGAGTCGGGAGAGGATGCAGCGCCGGACGCCGAGACAGACACCGAGACGACCGATACTACGGAGTCTGGTGCGAGTCAGGCGGAGGAGACGATGCTCCGGTTTAAGGCCCTTGTGGATCACGAGGACATTGACGTGGAGCTGAAAGAATCCGAGCTACCGACAATCTACCAGAAAGCCCGCGTTACGGACAGAGTTCAGCAGCGGCTGGCGGAGATGACGCCCACGGTCGAAACGGCCGCGCGCCTGGCCCGCCAGATGGGGTATGACTCTCCGCAGGACATGCTGAACGCCGCCGCGCAGAACTACCACGACTCCGAGATCGAGAAGCTGACGTCCGAGGGTGTGCATCCCGAGGTCGCCCGTGACATCGTGGAGCGCCGGATGCAGGACGCTGCGGTTCCGGTGCAGCGCGCGGAGAGCAGCGAGCCCGCCGCACAGGCGGAGACCGCGGTTCAGCGGGACTATCAGGCGGAAGTGGAGGAGCTCTTGCAGGCGAGGCCGCAGCTCCGGGGGCAAGCGCTTCCGGATGCAGTGTCCAGAGCCGCGGTGGAGGGCGATAAGCGCCTGCTGCTGGCGTATCTGGACTATGAGGCGCAGCAGGCACAAGCCGAAAATGAACGACTCCGCAAGGAGAATGAAATCTACAAACAGAACGCAGCTACGGCCGCGCGCTCACCGGTGCGAGGCGTTTCCGGCGGAGGGGCAACAGACCTGAAGCCGAGCGACCCGTTTCTGGACGGTTTTAATGCCGCTGACTGGTGACATGAACGACCGCTGCTGCGCCATTATGAAAGGATGAATGACTATGGCAGGCGGCAAGAATCTCGCCTCTAAGTATAGCACTTCCGTCGACGAGCGCTTCTCGCGCGAGTCCCAGGCTATGCTGGCACTGAATAACGACTATGAGTTCACCGGCGTGGACACCGTGAAGGTGTATTCCATCCCGGTTGTCCCGATGACCGACTACAAGCGTACCGGCGCCAACCGATACGGCACCCCGAATGACCTGACCCGCAACGTGCAGTCGCTTCAGGTCAAGCGCGACCGCGCGTTCAGCTTCATCATCGACAAGGGCGACAAGATCCAGTCCGAGATGGTGTCTGACGCCGGTAAAGCGCTGGCACGTCAGCTCCGTGAGGTCTGCGTGCCTGAGTTCGACACCTACGTGTTCGCTACTCTGGCCGCTTCCGCGACCGCGCACGGCAACTACGCCACCACGGCGATCACGAAGACCAATGCTTATGAGCAGTTCCTCAACGGTATGGAGGCGCTCGGCAACGCCAACGTCCCGGATCAGGGCCGCGTGTGCTTCTGCTCCTACCGCTTTGCGAACCTGATCAAGCAGGACAGCGCCTTCATGCGCTACGGCGACGCCACCCAGGATATGCTCGTCAAGGGCGTCATCGGTGAGGTCGACGGCTGCAAGATCGTGAAGGTTCCGTCGAGCAGACTGCCCGCGGGCTGCGCCTTCATCATCACCCATCAGGTCGCTGCGACTGCTCCGAAGCAGCTCGAGGACTATAAGATCCACGACAACCCTCCCGGAATCTCCGGTTGGCTCTGCGAAGGCCGCATGATCTACGACTGCTTTGTCCTCAACGAGAAGGCCAAGGCCGTCTACTATCACGGCTCCCAGGCTGTGCTGAAGATCCTGAACGTGGGTACGGCCGCAACGGATACCGGCAAGACCACCATCCTGGTTGAGCCGGGCACGATGGAGGGCAGCAAGCGTTACTACATGACCGCAGCGAAGGCCTCTGCGCTGACGGCGGTTACTTACGGTACCGCAATCACGACCTCTGGTTGGACGGCCATGTCCGCGGCCACCGGCGTGGAGATCACTCCGGCCTCCGGCCATACGGCCGTGCGTGTGGTTGAGGTTGACGCCGAAGGTAAGCCGATCGCTGTCGGTGATGCCATCATCAACCTCGGCTAAGACTGAGGAGGAGCCCTTTTCGGAGGGCTCCTTTTGTGTGCCGGGCCCCAGTGGGCGCAGAAGAGATGGGGGCTTTTCCTCCTTGCCTTTGTCCTGCGTGGCGGTGGAACTCCGCCGCCCGGTCAATTTTTATTAGAAACGGGGAATGTGCTTATGACATATGGCGAAGTCCGGGATCGCGCGCTGAAGCTGGTCAACCAGTATTCACTGGCCGGATCGCAGATCGCGGAGAGCTACAACAATCAGGCGGACTATGTGATGCGCGTCCCCGAGCTCGTGGATGACGCCCAGATGATCATCGCCTCCGGGCCGCGGCCCATTCGGGAATCAAAGGTGCTGGAGCGCAGCCAGGCAAAGGACTACGGCGAATTGCTGGAGTACCGACTGCCGGTTGACCTCATGCAGATCGCACCCGGCGGTCTTTTGGTGCTGGACGGCGAACGGTTTTATTACGAGAGCGGGTACGTGCAGCCGGACGACAAGCGAATCTTGCTGCCGCGGAGTATTACAGGCACGATCCGACTGGAGTATTACCGCCGTCCCCGGCAGATTACGCCGGATCAGGAGGATGCGGACGAACTGGACAACAGTCTCTTGACGCACAACGCGATCCCTTACTACGTCGCGGCGCACCTGGTGATGCAGGATGACGCCTTTGCGTATTCCGCGCTGTATAACGAGTGGCAGAACCAGCTCAACGGCATGTACCAGCGCCCGCAGCCGCATCGTGGGCTGGTTCAGAACGCCTATGGGGACTTTTACAATGTGTGACCGCGCGCGTGGTAGACAGGGTTGGAGAGGGGGCGCATTTTTATCGCACGCAGCTACTATGTGAATCTCAGCGACTTGCCGGATCCGAAGAAGGAATACACGCAGCGCTTTGAGAACTTGGCAGGTGGATTGAACCTGCGTGATTTGGATTATCTGCTGAAGCCGAACGAGAGTCCGGAGATGAAAAACCTGAACTGGCATGACGGGGTTTTGTCCTGCCGGGACGGACAGACGCTGCTATCGAAGTCTCGTGGGCAGGTGTATGCCTGCGCGGAAGAGCCGTTTCACGATCGGCTGGTGGTTCACTGCGGGACCTCGATCTATGCCGTGACTCCGAGCACCGGGTCGTGGATGCCTCTATTGCAGAACGTTGCGCGGGAGCGCGGAACCTTTTTCCGGTACAACGAGTTTTTGATGTACAAGAACCGGGGCGGCTACTACAAGATCGCGTATCGGGAATCCAGCGATGGCCTTTTCGCGGCGTCGATTTATTCGGACGAAAGCCGATCCGGGGCCTTTATCCCTGTGATTCAGCTAAATACGGACCCGAAGACCGGGGCGGGCGATCTGTACCAGCCGGAGAATCGGCTATCGGCCTACAAGAAGGTGCGCTTTAACGCCGCCGCGGGCGTGACCGAGTATCATCTCCCGGTACAGGCGATCGACGAGGTGCGTTCCGTTACGGTGTCTGGATCCCTGCAAGCCCCCGAGACGTATACAGTAAACGCCGGGGCGGGGACAATTACCTTCGCCGAAGCGCCGACGGTATCGAACCCGCCGGAGAACAACACCGTGGAGATCCTTTACCGCAAGGAAAATCCGGACGCCTACAACAGCATCATGGACTGCGCGTATGCAACGGTTTACGGCGGAAACCGGGATCTCTGCGTGGTGCTGGGTGGGTGCCCGGCGCAGCCAAACGCTTACTTCTGGTCGGGAAACACGCAGCTCGCGATGGATCCGACCTACTTCCCGATGAGCCACTACAACCTCGCGGGGGATGCAAGCGACGCCATCACCGGTTTCGGCAAGCAGCAGAACATGCTGATCGTACTCAAGGAGCATTCGGTTGGCCGTGTGACATACGGTACGGAGAAAATCAACGAGCGTGAGCAGATCACGATGAACTATACGCGCATCAATAGCCGCATCGGCTGTGACCTTCCGTGGACGATTCAGTTGGTGGAGAACAACCTGGTGTTTTGTAATCGCCGGGATGGGGTGCATTTGATCCGCGACAGCTCGGCTGCCTACGAGAACAACATCGTCTGCATCAGCCGGAAAGTGAACGGCGATACGTATCGCCACGGGCTGACGTGGGCACTGCGGCAGGCGGATGCCGATCTGGTCTGTTCGGTGGATACCGACCGGAAATATCTTGTGGTGTATCATGGAGAGGCCTATGAGTGGGATTACACGTTGAGTGAGTACCAGAACCCGACGTGGTTTTACCACACGAATTTGAAGGCCGTTTGCTTTGCGCACCTGAATGAGCAGCTCTGGGAGTTCAGCACAAGTGCGTTGTACAGTTTTGAGCGCTCGTTTATGGACGATGGGGAAGCAATCGAAAAGGTGTACCGATTCCCAACGCAGCACTTTGGCTCTTACGACCGCTTGAAGACGGTGCGAAGCGTTGTGCTTTCTACGAGGGCGGACGCAAATACGCGCACGCGCATTACTTGGGGCTGTGACTACGGCACCCGGGAGGACGCGAGCCCAATCATTGCCGACGCCTATCGGCTGGTGCCGCGTGACCTGAGCCGCCGCGCGCTGGGCGGTGGCCTGTACGCGCGGGTGGCGCGCCGCAAGCCGGGGTACCACAATATCCACCACTTCACAATGACCCTTTCTAATGACGACGTCGGTAAGGATCTCTCGATCGTATCGGCGCAAATTTTTTATGTTTTTTGCGGGAGGACACGCTGATGGAAATTCCAAAACTGAAATTCACGAAGCTGTGGACGAACCACGATGACTTCCCCACGGTGGAGACGCGGGAGGAGGTCGTCCGCAGTGATATGCAGTTGCTGTTCAACGAGATTCGGGACTACATCAACGTGACTCTGTCCGGGGTGGTGTCTACGATCGGCGATACGCTGACGGCGCTGCAAGGCAAAGACGGGGCGGGTCGAATCGGATTTCGGAAAACGGCCGCCATTGACCGAGAAAATGTGCAGGACGCGATCGAATGCGTGCAGGCGCAATTGGTGTCCGTGTCCAAGGGCGGCATCGCTGATGGAGCCGTAACGCCGGAAAAGGTTGCAACGGGCGCGATCGGTACAGCGGCAATCGCGAATGCGGCGGTTACATACGACAAGATCAAAGACAAAGCCGTTGGCAGCGCAAAGCTGGCGGATAATGCGGTGTCTGCGCAAAAGATTGCCACGAACGCCGTGCAGGAACGCCAGATCTTCGACGGATCGGTGACGCAGAGTAAGCTCGCCGTGGAGAGCGTTTCGACGGCGAAACTTGCCGCCAACGCTGTAACGCCTGAGAAGCTCGCTCAGAGCGCAGTTACGACGGAAAAACTGGCGGAGAAATGTGTGACAAAAGAAAAGCTCGACCTGGAATCGCTGGTTACGCATGTGGGCTATAACTCGGACGGGGCGGCTGGTAGGACAATTAACGTCGGTGGTGCCGGTCTTCTGCTGTTCATCTACGGCAACAGCAAGTATGGCTTTGTGTTCCCGTGGGGCAGCGTTTACGCCGCTTACGGGACGGTAACGTGGCAGTGGCAGGACAAGGCGGACATCAAGTTCGAAAACGGCGTGCTGACGTTCGTGACAGCGAACGCATGGGCAAACGAAGCCGGGCATGCCTTCGTGTACCAGATGCTGTGAGGTGAAAAGCAATGGCAGTTGTAATCAAACAGGGTGACGCTTATGGCATCCCGCTGGAAATCCAGCTCAACGGCGCAACACTGACCGACGCGGATGTTGAAAAGGTGGAAGTGTTCGTCGGCGATGGCATCCGAAAACTGTACCCCGGGCAGATCACATATAGCTCAGAGATCTCGTGCTTTGTTGTCCCCGTGACGCAGGAAGAAACTTTCACGCTCCCAGAAAACGAGAGAATCCGCGTAGACGTGCGTGTGCAGTTTCCGGGCGGCATGGTGCTCGGCGTGATCGACGAGCTGAAAGCGAAGGTCGCGGACGCCATCAGCGAAGAGGTGCTGTAAATGCCCGCGGTCGTACCGGCGAACGGCCGGTTTTCGCTGACGGTTCGCCTCGGCGGTATCCTGCTGCAAGGCCCGCCGGGGCCGCCCGGTGTCGGTGTGCCCCCCGGCGGAACGACCGGGCAGACGCTGACGAAGCTGTCCGACAGCGACTATGATACGGGCTGGCGCACCCCGCCCGGCGGCGGCGGAAGCGGCGGTGGAGGCACGGTGCAGAGCGTCAACCGGGTGCTTCCGGATAACGCAGGAAATGTGCAGTTGACGCCGAAAAACATCGGCGCGGTAGATGAGGACGAAGAGCTGACGATCCTAGAAATCATTGACATGTGGAATAACGCTTAGTAGGGGGAGAACTATGGCAGGAAAATACCCAGGGCAGAACGCCCTGAACAAGCTGATGCAGCTGGTGAAGACGGCAATCAACAACAAGGCAGACAAGACGGCTTTGGATGGCAAGCTGGACGTTACCGGCGGCACGATTTTTGGCGATCTCAAGGTCAAAACGAACGCAGAGAACACTGGAAACATTGACGTAGAGGGCGAGATTCGTGTTAAGAGCGGTACAGCTCGGCTGAGGGATGTATACGCAACGAACATTGTGCACTCGGATGTGATGGTCGAAGCACCGATGTTTACCCTGCGCGCTCCGCTGGCGGAGAAGTCAGTGCAGGTTGAGCAAGATGGGGATACCGCCGTGAAAATGGAGTGGCTTAACGGTACCCTTAGTAAGGGATACGCGCGCTTGAAGATTGGCACGCCGACCGAAGATGACGATGCAACGACGAAGGCCTACGTGGAAGGGAAGGTCTCCGGCTTGCAGACGGCTGATCAGGTGCAGGCCGCCATCAGCAGCGCGATCACCGGTGTGTACACGCCGAAGGGATCGATCGCGTTTAAGTCTTTGCCGACGGCTGCGGCCGGAAACAAGGGCTGGGTGTACAACGTCAGCGATGCCTTCACCACGACGGCGGCGTTCGTCGAGGGCGCGGGGCACAGCTACGGTGCGGGCACAAACGTCGTGTGTGTGGACGCTGGCAGCGGAAGCTACAAGTGGGACGTGCTCGCAGGAACGATCGACCTAACGGAGCTGACTGCGGACGAGGTGCAGACGCTCTGGGACTCCATCTGACGGGGGGATGGTGCATGCAGGCAAGCGGAAGTGCAGCGATTAAAAAGCTGATCCAGCTCGTCAAGGCGGCGCTCAACAACAAGGCAGACAAATCGGAGCTCGACGGAAAGCTGGATGTTACCGGCGGCACGATTTTTGGCGATCTAAAGGTAAAAAAGAACGCGGAGGGCACCGGGAACATTGAAGTAGAGGGCGAGATTCTTGCTCGGAACAGCATAGCTCACGTGATGATTGTATACGCAACGAACACTGTGCGGTCGGAGCTGATGGTCGATACACCGTTGCTTAGCTTGAGACCTTCGTCGTCCGAGAAGTCAGTGCAGGTTGAGCAAGATGGGGATACCGCCGTAAAAATGGAATGTTTTGACGGAACCCTTAGTAAGGGATACGCGCGCCTTAAGGTTGGCACACCGACCGAAGATGACGATGCGGTGACGAAAAAATACGCGGACGCGGCGCTGGATGAAAAGCTGGACAAGTCCGGCGGCACGTTTACCGGCAACGTCTACGGTAAGTATTTTTGCGGTACATGGCTACAGTCCACAGAGGCTAGTGATCTGGGGCGTACACCGGGCAAGATCGCCGTGCTGGACGGCAGCGGCTGGGTGTACTATCGCACGCCCGCCGAGCTGTTTGGCGATCTTGGGATTGCCAACGCAATCAAGTCCTACGTTGATACTGCAATCGTAACAGCAATCAACAGCAGCTATTAAGGCGGTGAAACGATATGCCTACTAATGTGACACTTACAAATCAAGTAGCGAATAGCGGGAAAGGTTGGTTTCCGGCCACGCGCGGAAACTGCACGTGGCTCAACTCATCCATCACGCCGGGCGACGGGGCCGCGTCCAGCGTTAAAATCACGCCGTCCGGCGCTGGAGAATGTACACTGACATCCGCAGCGCACAATCTGGTCGCGTCGCACAAATATTACATCAGTTTCAAGGTGCGGTTCGAGTCGGATACACAGGGCACTTGCGATTGGTATTGGCCGGTCGCCGAGCCTTGTGCAGCGCAAAACATGGCCGTCAACGCTGCTGCTGGCGCGTGGACGCGCTTGTCGGCCGTGTTTGATCGCGCCAGCTTTTCGGATGGCAGCTATCCTTGCCGCTTTGACTACAACAACAACGATGGCAGCAACAAGACGTTTTGGTTCACGTCCTGCCTGCTACTCGACTTGACTGCTGCGTTCGGTGCTGGCTTGGAGCCGAGCAAGGAGTGGCTGGACAAGCACATCACGGCGTTTTCGGACACACCGACAGTGCAGTACATCGAAAATTTGGGGGAGCTGTTTACAAACATCGCCGACGCGATCCGCGCAAAAAGTGGCCAGACTGGAGAGATCATGGCCTGCGACTTTGCGGACCGCATCCGCGCGCTGTGACGGAGGTACGACATGAGTATCAACGTCGTGGAGGCTATTTCCACCCAAAACAGGTGCTATCAGGCGGCGGAAAAGCGCACAACAATATGCCGTCGTACTTGTATGTACGTGTGGAAGCGGACGGCATAAGAGAGGAGGAGCTGTTGAAAATGGATTATGAACTGACAGCGAAATGGCATGCGCTGGACAAAGTGCAGGTCGGCCTGAAAGACGTCGTTGTTTTGCATCCTGACCTTGCCCCAATCCAGCGCCAGATGGGCGATCTTGCCGATCTTACGACGGAGGCAAAGGACACGCTGGTGGCAGCCATCAACGAGGCGGCGCGGACAGGCGGTGGTGGGGGAAGCATGGACTTGCGCGTAGCGGACGGCTACGTGCAGTACAGCACGGACGGCGGCAGCACGTGGAAAAATTTGATCGCCGTGGCAGACCTCAAGGGTGCGGACGGCGCGCAGGGCGACCCCGGCCCGCAAGGCCCAAAAGGCGAGCCCGGAGCAAAGGGCGATCCGGGCGAAAAAGGCGATCCCGGCGCGACAGGTCCGACTGGCCCGCAAGGCCCGGCTGGCGTTCCGGGAAAAGACGGCGCAAAGGGTGATCCAGGCCCTGCTGGCCCTGCTGGCCCTGCTGGCCCGCAAGGCCCTGCCGGTGCACCCGGCAAGGACGGCGCGGGCATGGACATCACCGGCGCGAAGATCGGCCAGATCGCCAAGATCACCGCAGTGGACGCATCCGGAGTGCCCACTGCATGGGCACCGGTGGATATGCCGGGGGGCGGTGACGAGAATTTTGCGTTGATTATGGACGATACAGTCCCTGCAAACGCTACCGGATATGCTAGTGATAAGGACGTCAATGGTGATAGCTTTGCGCTGCGCGAATGGGTGCTGATCTTGTGGACGCCAGCGCACACCGACGACGATCACGGCAATTTCGGCAGAGCGGTCGGCTTTATACCTGGGGCGGCGTGGGGGAAAAACGTTTTTAAGGTATCAGATACCATTAAAAAGTCAGACGGCACCGGAAGATACGATATGCTGCACATTAAAGTGGTTGACGGCTACCAAATGCAGCTGCTGCATACACGCAGCCAAAACGCCAGTAATGCATTTGGGGTGATGCAGCAGGACGTTGGTGCTGGCATTGCGCCGATCAATTTTAAAGTGGATGCGACGGCGCTTTTTGAGCCGACCAATGCTACCGGATATGCAACGTGTGTAAAAATTGCTGGATATACCAACGAATGTGTCCCGGCTGGAACACACATCAAGCTGTACGGAAAGCGGGTGAAATCTTGAAAGTATACGAAAACGACATTTACCGCGACATGACCGCCGCCGAGATCGCGGCGCTCGAAGCCGCAGCGGCGCAGGCTGCGGCCGAAGAAAAGCGCCGCCCGCTGTCGCTGGGCGAGGTGCAGGAGATGATGGTGCGGGCGCAAATCAACGCGCTGGCCGTGGACGACGCAACGGCTTTGCGGATGATTGCCTTTTATCCGGCATGGGAATCTGGCAAGGCCTACACCTCCGCCAATGGCTGCCCGGTTGGCTATAAAGCAACCCGCAACGGCCGCCTTTGGAAGCTCCGCCAGGAACATACGTCCCAGGATAACTGGGCACCCGGCGAAACCGGTGCAGAAAGTCTATGGGAGGAAATCTGCGAATCCCACGGCGGGACAAAGTACGATCCCATCCCGTACAGCGGCAACATGGCGTTGGAAAACGGCAAGTATTACAGCCAGTCCGGCAAGACGTACCTGTGCAACCGCGACACCGGCAACCCCGTGTATAATACGCTGGCTGATCTGGTTGGGCTGTATGTGACGGAGGTGTAAGTGATGAATATCGTGGAGGCGTTTGCCACCCAAAACAAGTGCTATCAAATCGGCGCACCGCTGACGCCGCAGGGCATTATGCTGCACAGCGTGGGATGCGCGCAGCCGTCTGCGGCGGTATTTGCGCGTAGCTTTAACCAGTATCAGCCGGGCGGCGCGTCCGTATGCGTGCACGCGTTCGCGCAGGCGGACGGCACGGTGTATCAGCTCCTGCCGTGGGAGATGCGCGGCTGGCACTGCGGTGGCGCGGCGAACGCGACGCACATCGGTGTGGAGATGACCGAGCCGAGCGCGGGCATGACTTACGCGGAGGCAGCAGAGCAGATCGCGGGCACATACCGCACGGCTGTGGAGCTGTTCGCCGCGCTGTGCAAGCAGTACGGCCTCGATCCGGCGCAGGACGGCGTAATCATCGGGCACGCCGAGGGACACCGGCGTGGCGTGGCGAGCAACCACGCAGACCCGGAGCTGCTGTGGCGCACATATGATATGGGCTACACGATGGACGGATTTCGGCGCGACGTCGCGGAGGCGATGGCGGCAAAAAATACAGACGAGGAGGACAGCATGGTAAGATACAACAGCATTGACGATGTGCCCGGATGGGCACAGGACACAGTGCGCGCGCTGATGGACGCGGGCGCGCTGCAGGGTGACGATCAGGGGCGGCTGGATCTGTCGCTGGATATGATCCGCGGCATAGTAATCGGCAAGCGGTACGCGGACGCGCGCAGCCCCAGATATGCCACGATCGACGACGTGCCCGGTTGGGCGCGCGAGGAGACGCAGCGGCTTATCGATCGCGGCGCGTTGGCCGGTACGAGCGGCGGCAAGCTGGATCTGTCGCTGGACATGCTGCGCACGATGATCGTGTGCCAGCGGATGATGGGTGAAAACAAGTGAGGAAGGGGCAGTACATATGAACATCAATTGGAGAGTACGTATTCGCAACAAGAACTTCTGGCTGGCGCTGATCCCGGCGCTGCTTCTGCTGGTGCAGGTGGTGGCCGCCCCGTTCGGCTACAAGTGGGATTTCGGTGTTCTGAATCAGCAGCTTGCAGCAATCATCAACGCGGTGTTTGCTGTGCTGTCGATCATCGGTGTGGTCACTGACCCGACCACCGCCGGTACTGCGGATAGTGCGCGGGCAATGACTTACACCGAACCCAGACAGGATGATACCCGCCGATGAGCCTCTCAGTAGTAATTGCGCTGGGTGGCGTGATGCTCAGCATCATCGGCGCTACTTGGCGGCTATGCGTGATCGTGACGCAGGCGACGGATGCGGTGAAGGCCTTGACGGAGCGCATACAGCACATGGACAACGACAACCTGCGAGATCATGCGGAGATGCGCAGGCAGCTCAACGGCCACGAGAGCCGCATTTCGAAACTCGAGCGACGAACATAAGGGAGTGATTGCGCGATATGGCACAGACGAATACGCCCGTCAGCGCGGACGATCAGAAGAAAATCGACGCTTTCGGCGAGCAGTGGAAGGCGGCACAGGCAGCCGGAGACAAAGCAGGAATGGACGCAGCACACACGGGCGCGGAGAATATCCGCGCCCAGTACGGTTATTCCGGGGGCGGCGACGGGAGTGGGCATCACCCGCTTGAAATGACGATTCCTACAGCCGGAGCGGGCGCCACGCAGGCGGGTATGGACTCGCAGACGACGCAGGAGCGTTCCGGGAAGATCTATCAGGTTCAGGCCAACGGCCGCGCACCGCAGGGGCTGGGCGTGGGCGATCAGGTCGTGACGGGAGGCGGCACATATTCCATCCTGTCCGTGAACCCGGACGGCACGTACAAAAGCAAACTCGTAAATGCCGATCAGACCACGCAAAATTACACCGGAAGCTACAACTCTACGACGGCCCCGACTGGCCGCTACTACCGAGTTGGCGCGGATGGAAAATCCCCGTCGGGTCTGAAGGCGGGCGACCAGGTTGTTACTGGTGGTGGTACCTATATCATTGAGGGGTTTAATGAGGATGGCAGCTACCGGGCGACGCTGGTAAATAAGGCGCAGACCTCGCAGACCTACCGCGGGGAGTATGCGACACCGGGGGTTAACCTGGAGAACCCGACGAAGGACCTGAAAGCGATTCTCGATCAGTGGTTTGAGACGTCGAAGAACCAGAGCAACCAGCAGATCGACTATGCGACGGAGAAGGGCACGACCGAGCTGAACCGTGCGCTGGAGGATGCTGCCCCCCAGTTTCAGACACAGCGAAATCAGCTTGCGGCGAACGAAGCCCGAGCGCTGGATAACTCGGCTCTGTACGCAGAGGCGCGCGGCGACCGAGGCGGTATCGGCCTGGCGCAGTACAACGAGATCCAGTCGGCAGCTTTGCAGAACCGGCAGGCAATCAACGCCGCTCAGACGAAGCTCGCAACGGATACCGCTCGCCAGATCGCTGACCTGCGTGCTCAGGGCGAGTTCGAGAAGGCGGACAACCTCCTGAAGCTGACCCAGCAGAAGCTCAGTCAGCTTATGTCCTTGGAGCAGTGGGGCGCCCAGTACGCCATGAGCCAGGAGCAGATGCGCCAGTCGCTGGAGCAGTGGCAGAAGGAGTACGAGCTGAACAAAGCCAACGTGACAGGTTTCTTTACGGACGGCACCCCAACTCGCGCGGCGGCCGAGTCTGCGCGTGAGGCTTCTGCCAGTATCGCTTCAGCATTGTTGCAGGCGGGTATCATGCCGAACGAAGAGCAGCTCAAAGCGCTGGGTATGACCGCCGAGCAGGCGCAGAGCTATATAACGGCGTTGAGCTTGCAGGCGGCGGCAAAGGCAGCCTCTCGCAACCGGAGCCGGAGCCCGAGTCCGAGCGACCAGACGCCCAGCGACGAAACGGATCCGTCTTCGGCGAAGGACTACACCGTGGATTCTACCGGAAACGCCAGTGTGATTCCGGCGCGCAGCTTGAGCTGGAATCAGGATGAGGGTACGTTTGTTTGGAATGGTAAAACCTACTCGAAGGTGTCGGATCTGGTGAACGCTTGGAACAACGCGTCACTGAGCGATGAGGATGAGGCGGTGCTGCGGCGCAAGTTTAAGTCACAGACCGGTGTTGATCTGAGCAAATACGGGTATTAAAGGAGTTTGGCATGGCCAATACGAAGAGAAAAAACAGATTCGGCAGCGGTAATGGCGGCGACATCTCCGCCGCCATCCGCCAGAACACCGAGGCGCAAAGCCGAGCGGCGCTGCAGAACGGTACGCTGCCGGTGTGGAAGGGCCCGTCGCCGAGTAAGAGCGGTACGGGCGCAACTGCGGGGAACGCCGCAAGCCTGCCCGGCAGCGACGCGTTTCAGCCGAAGGAGAAGACGACGCTCGGTGATGTGCTGAGTAATCCGATGTACTATGCGGAGAAAGTTGTTTCTGCGCCTCTTGATGCGCTTCAGTCCGGCCTGAAAGATATGTTCAGCGGGACGAAGAAACAGGAGGCGAGGCTGAATACAAACCAGCAGATGCAGGAGGCGGCGACGCCCAGCAAGGCTAAGCTCGCGGAGGGCATGGTTGTTAAAGGCGCAGATCAGGCGGCCTCCGGTATTACGGCTACGTTGGACTGGATACTCGGTAATCCGATGAAGGCGCTCGGCTGGGAGAAAAATCCGATCTCCGAGTGGAACAGATTTGTTCAAGCCAACAAAGCCGCAAACGAAGTATATTACGCGAAGAATATGGCGAACGGCTTAAAAGGGCAGCAGGTACTGGATAAGTACGGGACTATGACCGCCGCCGCCGTGCCGCAGTTGGCAGTTGCAATCATGACCTCTGGGGCTTCTGCTGCCGCTCAAGGCGCGGGTGTGCTCACTGCGGGCGGTACTCAGCTTGCCGGTATGGAAGCGGCAGCCGCAGCGAGTGCGGCGATGAATGCGTCAAAAGTTGCGTCCGCTGCAAATACAATTCGCAATGTTACAACAGCGCT